TAGGCTTGGTTATCAGTAAGAGCCTTATCGCCATTATGCCCAAAAGAGCCTCCTGTACAAACTAATCCCTTTTGTAATCCGCAGAAATATAAAGTTCCGGTATTATCCTCGACCACCATTTGCCAAGTTCCGTTACTTAGGTTTTGGAAGGTTTTATCCGCTTTTGCATAAACCCCCTTAAAAACTAATTCTATATCCTGTTGAAATCCTACCCCTCCACCTTCATTTACTATAATGGTTTGGTTTAAGGCTGATAAATAAGGGTCTGTATCAAATTGAAAATAAGCACCCGGATTTCCATCATAAGAAACTAATCCTGTTGATGCGGTTAAAATATTAGTGGTTCCGTCTAATGTTAAGGTTTTAGCTGCCGCATCATCAAACCTATCAATAACATAAACCTTATCTATTCCTCCCGGTTGAACCTTGCAATACCTTGCCTTACCGGTTGCTATCGTACAACTCATATTTTTTTATTTAAAGGTTTATTTTAGGATTCAGTAAAGTTACCCATTACAACAGCATCAGAAACGACTGCCGATTGAGTACCAAGACCAAATCTCATAGTAACTTTCACATTATCAGAGCCATCATATTGGTAAGCAGGAATCATAGTTGCAGAAGTTAAATCTGTTCCTAAGTTTGTTCCAACCACCAAATTATCCTTTTTAGAAAGGATTATAGCACCATTAAACATTCCGTTGGCAACACGAACAGGAATACCTAAATAAGTTAATGTAGGGAATCCTTGATTAGTTACTTGGGTTAAATACCCGGCTCCACCTGCCGCAGCTAAATGTTGAGCATAAAAACCATAAGTCTGTGGAGAAACTAAAAACTGAACATCCTCCGCAGCTAATATCCCCGGACAATTTGCATTTGCCGAAGCATACATTAATCCGAAATTAGTAACAATGTTTAAAGCATCCAAAGCAGCATTTGCCGTATCGCCTACATTACGAGAACGAACATAAGAAGCTCCTCTTAGAGTTCCATTAGTCCAACCTGCATTATCAAAGGCAGCATCATCAGATAAAAACCCTGCACCTGTTACCGCATTACCTTGGTAAATTGACTTCTCAATGGCTTGACCTGTATTAGAAGCCACAACTGACATTAAGAAATCTGCAAAGTTTGATTGAATATCTGCGTTACGACTATTCATTTGAGTAGAAACCCAAGTAGGATAAATCGTTTTACGACAAATATCTTCGTTTACCATTAAATCGGTAAGCTCTAATACTCTTTCGATTAATGTTAAGGATGCACCATCATTAAAAGCACAAGCAGCCGCTTGAAGCCCACCGCCATCATCCACTAATTGCTTAATTACTGCCTTGTGAGTAATTCCATCCATTTGTCGAACCAATCCTTCAGATAAAGAATTTGCCGATAAAATCGCAGGGGTTACATAAGGCATAGACAGAATACCTGCGTATGAATCGCTTGTAACTGTAATGTCGAAGTTATATTTTTTTTGTGCCATTTTTTTAGTTTTCTTGTTTCAATTTTAAAATCATATCGAAAACAGAATTTCCTGTATCAATATTTTTAGTTTCTAATTTTTGTGCTGAATGTTTTACCGGTTTTACTGCCGATAATTTAGAGAGTTTACTCAATTCATTTTTTAGATTTGAGTTTTCGTTTAGGACTTCCTCTATTTTAGTGGAAAGTTCCAAATGCAAAGTTTCCAATGCTTCAAGTAATTGTTCTTTCGTACAGAATGTAGATAAATCAATTTCTGTAGAAAGTTTTTCTTCTTCTTCCTCTTTTTTTTCTTCAGTACCGGCTGCTTCTTCCACAACCTCTACTTTTGAAACAGAAATAATTTCGCCATCCTCAACCGTTAAAGTTAAACCATCGTCAGTTTTGTACTCTCCGGTTGGTAAAGGCATTCTCTCACCATCTTCTGAAATAACAAAAGCCATAGCACCTTCTCTCCATTCTTCGTCGTCTGTTGCAATCTTAGTTCCATCCTCTAATGTAGCTTCCGCTAACATTTCAAGTTCCGGTTCCATATTCAACAAAGTGCGAATAGAATTTAGGACTTGTTTTGTTTTAGTCATTTTTAAAGTGTTAGTTCATTAATACAAAGATTAAATTAAAGAAAACTTAGTAGTTTATTG